AAATACTGCACAAGATATTTGTAATCTAAGAAGTGATGTATTAGAAAATCGTTATGCTGCTCAATTATCTGCATGTAGTACACAAAGAGATATATTAAGCCAAACAAACGAATTAAATACTAACTTGTTAACTACTCAATTAAATGCACAAGCACAAATGGATAAGTGTTGCTGTGATTTAAGAGCACAAGGAATAGAGAATACTCAAAAAATACTTGATGCTATGAATCAAAACACTATTGATGGTTTAAGAAGTGAAGTAAATGACTTAAAAAATACTATTACAGCAAATGGAATAGGAACATCAATAGTTAATCAAGTAAGACCATATCCAATACCAGCTTATCCAGTAACAAGTCCATATACAGGTTTTTATGGATATAATGGTGGATTCTATGGTAATGGTTTCTATGGAAATACAATAGTTTAGTTTTAAAAAAAGCATAATGTCATTATGACAAACTCAATATGAGAACTTGCTAATTATAGAGGTAGACAAGTTCTACCTCTTTTTTTAATGAAAGGAGATACAAAATGATACAAAGTGTACAAGAACAAGAATTAGTGTTGACTTCAAATACAGCTCCAGTAACATTTGCAGATACTGACTTAAGAACTGGAAGTGCAAATTGTTTTAATGGATGGTTAAATCATAATGAGGGTTCTGCTCAATTTAATTTAGTTGCTGGTGGAATATATGAAATAGATTTTAATGCTAATGTTACAAGTGCAACACCAGGATCAATAGCTTTAGGTATTTTTACTGATGGAGTAAAGTTAAATGGTGGAGAAGCAAATACAGTAATAGCAGCAGCAGGAGATTATGAAAATATTTCTATAAAAAAATATATTCGTGTATGTGGTAGAGGAAGTGTAACTGTTTCAATAAATAGTCTACCAACTGTTGTATATGATGGAACAAGTGAAGATACTCAAATACCAATTTTAAAAAATGCAAATATTATAATTCGTAGATATTCATAATGGTAGATAATTTATCACTTGTTTTACAAATGTTGAGTCTACAAATATTATTTAGAGATTTTAATAATACTGACTTAATGCAAGAATTACAAAAACAAGATACTGAATATTTTGAAAAAATTATAGAAAATCAAGAAAAGATATTAAAAATCCTTAATGAAAGGAGCAATTATGAAACAAGAAACAATAACTGAATTAAATAAACAAGTAGAAGAACTAACAAAGCAAATATTAAATGAAAAAATAAATGCAAGTAATATTGATAATTTAGGAAAAGTTATTGATATTTACAAAGATATAAAGGAGGCAGAATGTATGAATTATAGTGGTAATTATGGTAACTATGGTAATTCTTATGGTAGACCAGGATATGATTCTTATGGAAGAAGAGGAGTAGACATGAAATATCGTGGTGGAGATTACTTAGATAGAATGGCTGGAGAATATGGTAGATATATGGAATCTTATGGAAGATATGGAGCTAGTCAAGAAACAGATAAATCATTTCATTATATGGTAGAAGCATTAAAAGACTTCATTAAAGTATTATATGAAGAAGCTGATACACCACAACAAAAACAAATGTTACAAGAAGCAATACAAAAAAGTATGATGATGTAATATGTATAAATTTTATAATGAGAATCCATTAAATCTTTATGAGGATGACTGTGTTATAAGGTCAATATCATGTGCTACAAATCGTAGTTGGGATGAAGTATATGATTATTTAAGTGATATAGCACAATATGAGGGGACATTATTAGATAAAAGAGATTTTGTAAGAAGATATTTAGATAGAACCTATCAAAGGTTAAATGATATACATGGTAAAGTGGGATATGTTTCTGCAATGTTTCCAAATAATACTCTTTTAATAACAATGAATGGACATATAACTTGTAGTAAACCAGATAAAAATGGAATACGTAAAATAAAAAAGACTTTTAATAAGTCTTTTTTTCTATTCTATTGTAATCCAAAGTTTCTTCATAGAATAACCAAAGCTACCAGCATACCCATCCATACCATTTCCTGTTTGAGTATCTATTTGCCAGTCATAACCATTTACTTTATATTTAGCATACTTGTAAGGTCTAATATCATCTGGAGTATAATAATAAATCTTTATAGCATCTATTACATTTCCATCACCAGCATATCCATTTAAGTAATCATCAATATTATATCCGTCTACTGTACTTAACCATCTACCATCAATAGTATGTACTTGATATTCAATTCTACCTTTATCTACTTTCATAGCAACACCAGTAATAGGGCTATCGTTCCATCCTGCATAATCATCTAGATTTCTAACTTCTGGTAACCATCCATTAGCTTGAGTTCTTACTCTATAATATACATTAACATCATTTCCTGATGGACTTCCACCACATATAGGGTCAGTTAAATATCTTGTTGGGTCTATTCTACTATCTGATGATGAGTTCATTTGAACTTCAAAATGTAAGTGTCTGCCATAAGCTCTTCCACTTTCTCCTATAATACCAATTACTGTATTTTCATCTACTCTTTGACCTTCACTAACTCTTAAACCACTTTGTAAATGAGCATATCTACTAAACATACCATTATCGTGTCTGATAAGGACATAATTGCCCCAGCCTCCACCATATTCACTGCCTGGACCAACACCATCTAAAGTGGCATATACTGTACCAGCACAGTTAGGATGTACTTCATTTTGCCATTCTTCACTTCTCCAGCCTAAATCAATACCTCTATGACCATTACCATAACCTTGTGTTATTCTATTAACACTATCATTTATTACTCTATCTTTCATATAATCTCCTTTCTAATTTTTAATGTAAATTTATAACCATCACTTGTTTTTATTTTAAACTCCTCATTTTCATACTTTACATGTACTACTTGAGGACTTGTAACTATCCATTTATATTCTTGAAGTGTAACCAAATAATTTCTTATTCTAAGTAGTTCTTCTATTTCATGACTATACATTTTTATTCACCCTTTTTATAGTTATAGTTTGATATACCTGTTATTGTACCTAAGAATGTTGCAACAGCAGATATAGTTAATACAATTATTTCAGTATCGAACTTATATATTTTACCTAATGCAACAATTAAGGTAGTAGCAGCAGGTACAAATATCATTAAGAACCATTTTAAAAATGTATAAACTTTATTATTTAGCACCATTATTTCCCTCCTTTCTTACAAATAATTTCTACCAAATATTTCGATAAACTCTTCTTTAGACATTTTATAAAAATCCATTACTTGCTTTTGACCTTTAATTTTCCATTTAGTTTCAAGTTCTATATTATCAGTTATTTTATTATGGCAATTTCTACAAAGAGGAATAACAGCTCCCCATTTCATAGAGTTTCTTCTATTTCTTCCTCTAAATATTTCATTTAAGTCTGTAGCACTTAAACCACAAAACATGCAAGTATCTAAATCATCAGTAAATATTGAGAATCTACTTCGTTCTAATTTTGCTAATTTGCTTGATTTTTGTTTCATAATTCCTCCAATTTCACACTAAATCCACACTAAATTTGATGCAATTTATACATTGTTGAATATGATTAAATCGTTATAATATAACATAAAAAGGTATGACACAGGGTAAATTAGAGTTCCCCTCCGTCGCTACCAATATGTATTTTAGCCTTGTTTTACAAGGTTTTTTATTTTTCACACTAAGTTTCACACTAAATTAATTCTATCATAAATTGTCTAATAAATCAACTATCTCATCTTGAACACTAGGAAATAAGTGCATATATGTTTTTTGCATTACACCTATTGTATGACCCATTCTATTAGACATCATAACAAAAAATTTAGTTGTATCAGTTTGTCCTGATTTAATATATTCATTTATTAATAAAGACACATGACTATGTCTAAATTCGTGTATTGTTATTTCTCTTACACCAGATAATTCAAAATATTTATGCTTATATCTATTAACTGTTGTAGTAGATAAAGGTATAGTTCCACCAAATATATACCAAGCAAAAGAAAAATCTTTAAACTTCTTAAAATTATTATATGCTTCATATAATTCTTCTTTTAATACTTTACTCATTTTTATTCTTCTATTAGTATTATTTTTTGTAGAAGTAATAGTAAATTCTCCTTTTACTTTATACAAAGTTTTAGTAATTATTATTTCATTGTTATTAAAATCTATATCTTTCCAAGTCAAAGCTAATACTTCACCAATTCTTGCTCCAGTATAATAAAGTGTAGTAAAGAAGTTATGCCATAAACCAGGATCAACAACACTAATAAATTTATCAAACTCTTCTTTAGTAATATATCTAAGCTTTTCTCCATCTTCAATAATGGAGTCTTTTTTTTCTTCAAATCTACCAAAAGAAGATACAGGATTACTTTCTATGCCATAATTTTTAATAGCATAATCAAATATAGATTTAAGTATATGTTGCATCTTGTTTAGATATTCTATTTTATAATTGTTTTTTTGCACCATTTCAGCCCATTTAATAATATCTTGAGTATTTATACTATTTATATAAGAACTCTTGAAATAAGGGTATATATGCTTGTTATAATCCTTTAAATAAGTATATATTGTAGATTTCTTTTTTGTTTGCTCTAAACTTTCAAAATATTCTTCTGCTACTAAATCAAATCTTTTATTAATAGGATTATCATTTTTAAGAATAAATTTTGATTCAGCCTTTTGACATTCTTCTTTAGTAAGATATTTTTTAGATGTATGATTAATACCATTTTTATACTTAGTAAAATACCATATTCTACCATCTTTTGTAGGTGTTCCTTTATGTATTGCCATATTTATTCCTCACAAACATCTGCTTTTAAATCTTCTTTATTGTTCTCTATATAATCAGTGCATATATCTTTTGGGTTTTCATAGTAATATTGTAAACATTCTTCATCAACATCTTTACTAAGCTTATCCCAGTCTATACCATTGTCATAATAATCATCCATATATAATTCTACACCACAAACATTTAAAGAACCTATTTCTACATCATCATTTTTATTATCACAAGAACCCAATAAATAATAAATTACAACTAATATTAAAATAAATTTTGCAACATCAAATAATGTATTTCCAATTTCTTTAATATTATCTTTCATTTTCTTTCACTCTCTTTTCTATAATAAATCTAATAGTATCTTTATCATCATCTGTAAGTAAATGTTTATTTTGCATAAATAATTCAGTTAAATCATCAAATTCATTTTTTAATAATCTTAAATCTTTATTTAGCATATCATCTACTGTTGTTCCAAAAAAATTACATAGTTTTACTAAGTCAATAGCATTTGGTTCTCTTGATCCACTTTCCCAGTAAAATATTGCCACATCACTTTTGTTACAAAAATCACCCAATTGTTTTTGTGTAATATTTTTCTTAGTTCTTAAAAATTTAATATTTGAAGCTAAATAATTATTTGTTTTTCTCATATTTCACCTCGTGTATTTATTATAAAATAAAGAAATAAAAAAAACAATGCAAAACTTAACAAAAAGTTAAAAAAAGTATTGACATTAACAAAATGTTAGATTATAATGGTTTTAGTAGATAGGAGGGATAACATGAAAATAATAGATGGAATACAGATAGCAAATAATATTAAAGCTGAAAGAATAAGAGCTGGAATAACTATTGATGATGTATGTTCTAAACTAAATATAAGTAAACCTACTTATATAGAATATGAAAAAGATGCAAGTAAAATTCAAACATCATTTTTATTAAAATTATCTAATTACTTTGAATGTAATATTAATATGTTTTTTTATACAAAATAAATTAACATAATGTTAGGAGGATAAGATGAAATTATATGTAAATGTAAAAGACTTGCAAGAGATGATACCAAACATAACAAGTGATAATGCAAGAAGAATAATAAATCAAGCAAGAGAAATAATGAAAGAAAGAAATTATTTTATACCAATAACAAAACAAAAGGTAGCATTAAAAAGTATTGTGTATGAAATGTTAGGAATTAAGGAGGTGTAAAAATGAAAAGAATAAAAAAAGAACTACCAGTATTATTAGTAATTCTAATTTTAGGAATAAGTTTTACATTATTAGCTGTTTGGAACGCAGAGCAATATGATAAAACTCATCCATATAATAAAGTATCAACAAATTATCAATATGAAATAGAAAATCATAGATAAAAAGTCGACACTTTTAATATAACACAAACAAACAAAAAAATCAATGTCTAAGGGAGAACAGGAGTGAGAGATGAAACAAGGTTATTCAATATGTCTGAACGAGTGGGCATTAGATGAAACAATAAAAAATGAATTAGGATTACTTTTAATAATATCTAGTCTATGTGCTGAAAAAGGATATTGTTATGCAAGTAATGAATACTTAGCAAAACAATTTAATACAACTTCACAAACAATATCAAGAAAGTTAGGAATATTGGAAGAAAAGAAATATATAAATATAAAATATGAAAAATTAGGATGCTTAGTAAAAAACAGAGAAATACGATTAACAAAATTGATAACCACGATTAACAAAAATAATAATCGTACGATTAACAAAAATGTTAAAGAGAATAATATAAGTATTAATAATAATATAAGTATTAATAATAAAGAAATATATAAAGAAAGATTTGAAGAGTTTTATAAAGCATATCCAAAGCACTTAAAAAAAGCAGAGGTAGAGAAATGGTTTTATAAAAATAAACCTGATGAAGTTTTATTTAAAACAATTATGGATCAATTAGAGAAATTTAAAAATTGTAGAGAATGGGATAAACAACAATTTATACCATACCCATCTACTTGGTTAAATCAAAAAAGATGGGAAGATGAAATCAAAACACAGCAAGACATAGATGAAGAGATATTGAAATATTTAGAGGAGGAATAAAAATGAAACAAAGTGAAGTTTTAGATTTAATAAAGTTAATAGATAGAGTATATAAGACTGAATATGCAAAAGATAAAGATATAGTTAAAGACTGGTTCAAAGTTTTAGGTCAATATGATTTTGATGATATAACAAAGTCTTTAGATTACTATATGTCAAATTATACTGATTATCCACCAAAAGTTTATAACTTAACAAAAGGTTATAAAACAATAGAAACTAAACACTTATTAGATAATGCTTATACAAGATGTATGTTTTGTGGTAAGTCTATTAGTTTTGATGATAAAACACATGAAGATAGATGTAGAAGTATAGAGTTTATAAAAAGTGCAGTAAAAAGATTTAAAAATCAAGATATAGACAAAAATAGATATTTAGAAATGTCTAATGAAGAATTTAAAAAATATCACACATCAGCAGTTAAATTAGTAATAGAAAATTCTACTAATGAAAGAGAAGTTAATCTTTGCAAGAGGTATTTAGAATTATGAAAGAGTTAGAACTTTTAAGAGATTTAACAGAGAAATCATTTTTATTAAGACATTCAGTAAGTGGAATAGAATACACAAACAATAATTATGAAAGATTAAACAAAAGAAGAAAAACACAACAAGAATATTATGAAAAATGTGAACTATTAAGAAAATATAGAAAAGCAAAGGAGAAAATGAATGAAAAGGTTAATCAACCTATGGAGCAAGAAAATAGCCATAGGAATAGAAAATAAAATTCAATATACAAAAGAATTAAAAGAAATACATAAATTATTAAAACAAGCTTATGAATTACAAGCAGAGTCAAAAGCAGTAATAGATTATGTCAAGAATGTTAATTGCAAAGAAATATATTTAATGGAACACAACAAAGTATTAGAACAAGAAAAAGAAATAAATAAATTAAGAAGAGAGGTAAAAAAATATGAAAAAGCAAACAGTGAACAAGATAACTAATGTGTTAAAAACAATATTACTAATAGAAATAATAACATTATTTATTTTACTTACATGGAATTATATAGGAGGAACATTATGAAAATAGATGAAGCAGTATTTGAAACAATAAGAAAAGCAGAAAAAATAACATCAACAAACTATGGAGAAGAAATACTATGGAGAGATGCAGAAAATATAGATGGATATGTAACATCAGATACTTTATACATAATAATACAAGATTTAATAAGTGAAGTATATTATTTAGAAGAAAAAATAGAAGATATAGAAAATCCTGGAGAATTTGATGAACTTACAGCATATCAGGATCAATGTTTAGAGGTGGAATTAAGATGAAATATTTAGATTTAGCAATAGCAAATGAAACAATAAAAACAACA